ACGTATCAACAACTTGGCCGCAATGGACTGGTAATCAATTTGAGCTGTCACAACATCAAAGGACAGGCATGGTTGGATAATATTCCCAACGGCACCATGGTTGTGCTCCAAGCTCGCAACCGTGATCCTGGCGCCGTTAATCAATACAAAAATTTTGCAGAGTTTAATCAGGCATGGCCTATTGCCAAAACTCTATACCAAAATACACTGGAATTAACAGATCCAGATGGCCTGTATGAAGACTACATGAAGATCGGAATCAAATAGAACACCCTACCTTAGGACCTTATGGTTACTTCAGGGTTGCCCGGCTGCTGGGCAAGAACGTATGGGAGTCGTGCCCCGGAATGCGTTTTTAAAGTGAGCAAATATTTTCTGTAAACAACTATACAATAAGTAATTTCATATGCATGTCGACACCTTAAAATTTTACAAATATATACCGGTCAAAAAACCCAAATACAAAGGAAAATTTTGTCGCCTGCCATTTGATATCTTACAAATTGACGAGGATGGTGATGTGCAATTGTGTGATTGCCAGGCATTTATGCCATACACTGTCGGCAACATTTACAAAGACAGCTTACAAGATATTTGGTCAAGTGAAGCTGCTGATCGGGTGAGACAGTCAGTGGCCGACGAAGATTTTACCTACTGTAGTTGGTCATGCGCTCACTTGGCCACTTTACCTGATCGTCCAGCGGTATTGCCCGCTACTCGAGATTTTCCACGAACTATCAAGTTGGACATGGACCGAAGTTGCAATTTAAAATGTCCTAGCTGTCGAGAAGACATTGTTATTGAAAAGCATTCAGACAATATCAATAAACAAATTGAATTGTATGAAAGTATAAAACAATGGGGTCTTGATAATCCTGACAAAGTTATACATTTGATTCCAGTAGGCAGTGGTGAAGTTTTTGCCAGTCACAGTGGATTGAATTTTTTAAAATCATTACAAGATTATCCGCACACCAATCTCAAATTAGATATAACCACCAACGGAACGTTGATTCATCGCAATCAAGAACTGCTCAACAATATTAGCCATTTGATTGATTCTTTTGCCATCAGTATTGATGCTTCAACACCCAAAACCTATGCTCAGGTTAGAGGCGGAGATTGGAATGAATTGCTATTAGGATTAGACTTTGTAAAAAACAATTTTAAAAAACCTGTGTTGTTTAGATTTTGCATACAAAAAAACAATTATCACGAAATTGAATCGTTTGCTGAATTTGCTGGTCAGTATAATGCCAACATAAATTATCAAAAGCTCTTAGATTGGGGACACTGGAATATCTCTTGGTGGCACGACAATAATGCACTAGACCGTACCCGAGATACCTTTAAGTCTGTAATCGATAGCGTTATTCAAGTGCAATCTCAATATACCGGACGAATATCATTGGCTGCAGAAATAAGCAAATATATAGAACAACGCAAACAATTATCCAATTGAGCTTTACCAAAATACCATTGACTTTGCAAAATAATCGTATATAATAGTAAAACTTACTCAGGAGAAACAAATGTCTAACAGCAGAATTTTTAGCGGTGCCGAATCGGCCAAACTTACCCAAGTTATCAATGAAGGCATGCAGGTCATGATGGAAATTGAAACTTTGACCGGCGGACTCAATGACACAGTCAAGGCCATTGCCGAAGAAATGGATATTAAACCCAACATCCTTAAGAAAGCTATTAAGTTGGCACACAAATCAGAATTTGGACGCGAGCAACAAGATCACGAACTGTTAGAAACAATTCTGACCAGCGTGGGCAAGACTCTATAAATATTGTTTTCAAACAATCGAGTCGTTCACGTTACGAACATGAATCATGGCTAACCGGCCATAAACGGAGAAAAATTTGAGTTATGTAGATGCACTTTTTGATCGTGAACACGATCGTATTCATGTAGTTGAACGGAAGGATGGGCGTAGAGTCTATCAGGAATATCCGGCCAACTACATTTTTTATTACGACGATCCTCGTGGTAAATTCCAAAGCCTATTCGGCACACCTGTCAGTAGATTCAGCACAAGAAACAACAAAGAGTTTCGTAAAGAAATTCGTATACAAAGCGGCAAGCAACTGTATGAGTCAGACATCAATCCAATCTTTCGTTGCCTAGAAGAAAACTACAAGGGACAAGACGGTCCTCGACTAAATGTAGCGTTCTTCGATATTGAGGTCGACTTTGACCCAGAACGTGGCTTCTCTCCAACAACCGATCCATTCAATGCTATCACGGCCATATCAGTGTATTTGGGTTGGTTAAAACAAATGGTCACTTTAGTTGTGCCGCCTAAGCACATGAGCCGTGAGACTGCGGATGAAATTGCACAGGAATTTGAAAACTGTATTGTGTTTGACAAGGAAGAAGAAATGTTAAAAACTTTCTTAGACCTTATCGAGGATGCGGACGCACTTTCAGGTTGGAACAGTGAGGGTTATGATATACCCTATACAGTAAATCGTGTTACTAGAATTCTCAGCAAAGATGACACACGCAGATTCTGTCTATGGAATCAATATCCCAAGAAGCGTATGTTTGAACGTTTTGGTGCAGAGAATGAAACATACGACTTGATTGGTCGTGTGCATATGGACTATATGCAACTGTACCGCAAATACACTTATGAAGAACGTCACAGTTATAGCTTGGATGCCATTGCTGAATACGAGTTACAAGAAACCAAAACAGTGTTTGAAGGCACGCTGGATCAACTGTATAATCAAAACTTCAAAAAGTTCATCGAATACAACAGACAAGATACTATGATTCTGGCCAAGCTGGATAAGAAACTAAAGTTCTTGGATCTAGCCAACACACTGGCACATGAAAATACTGTGTTGCTACAGACCACAATGGGTGCTGTGGCTGTGACCGAACAGGCCATTATCAATGAAGCGCATGAGCGTGGCATGGTTGTGCCTAATCGCAAGGAACGTTACAGTGACGAAGACACACAAGCAGCTGGTGCCTATGTTGCTTACCCACGCAAAGGTATACACGAATATGTTGGAAGCATAGACATCAACAGTTTGTATCCGTCGGCAATTCGTGCGCTCAATATGGGACCAGAGACCATTGTGGGGCAACTACGACCCGTAATGACTGATCGTTACATTGCTGACAAGATGCGTGGCGGTAGTAGTTTTGCCGCAGCATGGGAAGGCTTGTTTGCTACACTAGAATATACCGCAGTTATGAACATGGAGCCTGGCACCGAGATTACCATTGACTGGCAGGACGGCGAAGAGTCGATCCACAGTGCCGCCGACGTTTGGCGTATTATTTTTGACAGCAATCGGCCTTGGATGATTACTGCCAATGGTACAATCTTTACCTTTGAGAAAGAAGCAGTTATCCCCGGTTTGCTAAAACGTTGGTATGCTGAACGTAAAGAAATGCAGGCCCGACTAAAAGAGGCAAAAAATGCAGAAGATGAAGAGTATTGGGACAAACGTCAGTTGGTTAAGAAAATTAACCTGAACAGTTTGTATGGCGCTATTCTTAATCCGGGTTGCCGTTTCTTTGACAAACGCATTGGACAGTCAACTACATTGACTGGTCGTGCTATTGCCAAGCACATGGATGCTTATGTAAACGAATGTATTACTGGCAAATATGACCATGTGGGTGAAGCCATTATCTACGGTGACACAGACTCGTGTTATTTTACAGCATACCCGGTGTTGCAAAAAGAAATCGAAGCAGGTACCATGCAATGGTCAAGAGAGATTGCTGTGCAACTGTATAACAGTATTGCCGATCAAGTCAACGAAAGTTTTCCGGGTTTTATGGAACAGGCATTCCATGTGCCCAGAGAGATGGGTGATGTGATCCGAGGAGGTCGAGAAATTGTTGCCAGCAAGGGTCTGTTTATTACCAAGAAACGTTATGCTGTCATGTATTACGACAAAGAGAATAAACGGGTAGACACACACGGAAGTCCTGGCAAAGTCAAAGCCATGGGTCTTGATTTAAAGCGCAGTGACACTCCCAAAGTTATTCAAGAGTTCCTGAGTGAGATTCTCGACGAGGTTCTAATTGGTACCAGTCGTGAAGATATTATTGAAAAAATTCGTGAGTTCAAATACAAATTCAAAGAACGTCCAGGTTGGGAAAAGGGTAGTCCCAAGCGTGTAAACAACTTGACCAAGTATGGCAAGGAAGAAGAACGTCTAGGCAAAGCCAATATGCCAGGACACGTTCGAGCTGCACTTAACTGGAATAACTTGCGTAGAATGAATGGCGACAAGTATAGTATGCAAATTGTAGACGGCATGAAAACCATTGTGTGTAAGCTCAAGAGTAATCCGTTGGGCTGGACCAGTATTGGTTACCCAACAGATGAAACACATATTCCACAATGGTTTAAAGATCTTCCATTTGATCACAGTGAAATGGAAGCCACAGTGGTAGATCAAAAGTTAGACAACTTATTGGGTGTGTTAGAATGGGATCTGGCCAGCGCCACTAACACAGAGAATACTTTCCAAACTTTATTTGAGTGGTAACATGAATCTGACTGAACTGATACGCTTAAATAATCACCTGGAAGAGTTGACTATGCAGGATCTTCAACAAGAATCTAGTGGTAGATTTGAGTTGATCATTGACCGTGTTGACGTGCCGGACGCTGGCGTTGATATTGAATTTCAACAAAGATTGAAAGAAAAAAATCATGCATTGCAATCAATGTTTGTCAGCATCAATGAAGAATTGGCCGATTTAAAATCTGAGGTGCAACGCTTGATTGCCAACCAAGGCCAGGCATGGTTACATCGAAACTATACTGAATACGAAAAATTTCTAGAAACTGAATATGCACAAACGGAAGAATATCTAGGATTACATCGCAATAAACCAATTCGAAAAGACGCAGAAACAGAATCAATATTAAAAAGTCGTGTTGCTACTTACTGTGATTGGCGACATCCGGCTATGATTATACATCCAATGCTAGAGCCGTTCATACACGAAATGACCGCAAGTGATCCATTGTATCTGGTGGATGAAAGTCATTACCTATTAGAGCCTACTATAGAACAATTTAATCCAGTATATCAAAATAGACTGCGGCCTTATGCAATCAAAGAATCATTCAATCATCCAATTTTGAATAGATTACCCGACCAACAAATTGGTTTTTGTTTGGTCTATAATTATTTAGACTATCGTCCATTTGAGTTGGTGAAAATATATCTTGAAGAAATTTATCAAAAATTGTTGCCAGGTGGGGTGGTGGCCATGACATTCAATGATTGCGATCGTTACCAGGCCATGCAGGCAGTTGAACAAGGAATCACCGGTTATACTCCAGGCTCGTTAGTTAGAGGTTGGGCAAACTATTTAGGATTTGAAGAAATATTTTGTCATCAGTCTAGCGGTCCCAGTGTATGGATAGAATTTCAAAAATCCGGCGAGTTAAGTTCATTGCGTGGTGGACAAAGTTTAGCAAAAATATTACCTAAACCCGTTGCAAAATCTAAATAAACCCAGTATAATCAAACACAAGGAGAAATATATGAAAGATCATTTACTAGACTTAGTAGAACACACATTGAAATTAGGTTGTATCGACCTGGTTAAGATCACAGGCGACGACAAAACGACCGAAATTTTTGGTGTTGCTGAAGATCGTAGCGTAGTGGTAGAAGGCAAGTATGCCAATCCAGTTCCAGAATTTATTGGCCTGTTTGGTATGCCAAACTTGGCAAAACTTAATATTCTTTTGAATTTGCCAGAATATCGAGAAGGTGCCGAACTTAGTGTTACCAAGAAATCAACTGGTGAGCCTGATGGTATTAGTTTTCAAAATGCCACTAAGGATTTTAAAAATACCTATCGTTTTATGGCCAGTGAGATCGTGACCGAAAAAGCCAAGACAGTCAAATTCAAAGGTGTCAACTGGCATATTGAATTTGAACCCACTGTGGCCGCTATCCAACGTCTTAAGATGCAGGCACAGGCCAACGCCGAAGAAGTCAACTTTCAAGCCAAGACAGAAAATGGCGACTTGAAGTTTTTCTTTGGTGACCACAGCACACACGCTGGTAACTTTGTATTCCAACCTGGTGTAAGCGGAACACTTAAACGCACATGGTCGTGGCCGATCAAAACTGTAATCAGTATTCTTGATTTAACTGGTGACAAGGTCATGCGTATCAGTGATGACGGAGCTGCTCAGATCACTGTTGATTCAGGGCTGGCAACTTACACTTATATCATTCCAGCACAATCTAAATAAGTTGATGACCCAAGATAACTTAACAGCCAAGCAGAGCGATTACGCTGTGTTCTTGCCAGCCATCAGTGGCTTCTATGCCACTTATATAGGTAAACAACGTGATCCTGTCAATGGTCCATATGTGGATCCGGCACGTATGCCAGCCGGAATCAAAGACATGGAACAGATGAA